TTCCAGAAGAAACTCGTACCAAATGGCAGTCTTATAGACAAGCTTTGCGAGATTTACCTACACATAAAAATTTTCCAGATTTAAAAGAGGAAGATTTTCCAACTAAACCTTCATAGGAAAATGCATGACAGAAGAAAAAAAATTACCAAAAATTTTGTACAAAGAAAAAGAATATGAGCAAAAAGAATTGACCAAAAAACAACAATATCTTTTTTCGCAAGTTTTTGACCTACAAAAAAAAGAAGATAAATTAAGATTTAAACTAGACCAGATAGGGGCATCAAAAGAAAAGATGGAAGAACATTTAGATAAGGAACTTAAAAATGGCTAAAGTTTGGAAAGTACAAAAGGTCGAGTATAAAACTACAGGAACAAATGGTGTCAATGAAATAGACCATGTTGAGTTTACAGTTAGTGATACTGTAGATGGTATAACTAAAACTCGATATGAGCATCAGCGTTTAAACCCTCATGCTAGTGGATCATTCACCAAGATGGAAGATGTTACAGAAGAGCAATTACTCACTTGGATCAAAGCCACAATGGGTGATGAAAAAGTAGCTTACCACGAGAAGAAAGTTGATGAAGATATTGCAGCAGAAAAGACACCTCCTCGTGGTGAAAAAGTATTTAGCTAAGAGAATTTAAAAAATGATGCTAGGTAATCACCCATTTTCAACTGCGGCTTTTAGTGAGCAAGCAGGGGGTGAGGTTAGATTAGCTACGTCTGATATGAATGCGTTAGCAACTGTAAGTTCGGCTTTAGCAACATTAAGAATTAGTGGTTCAAGTCAGATTTCTCAAATGCCACAAGTAAGCGTTGGCGTTGGAGTGATAGGACTAGCATCAGAACAGTCATTTAATTTTACACAAACTTCTAACCCATTTAAGATAGCTAGTGGTGTTCAGGAGATGTCAGGAGACTTCACGCAATCTCTTTTACCATCAGGAACTTTCTCTGCCGTTCAGGAGATGTCAGGAGCTTTTACAAAGACATCTGCTTTGACAAAAATAGCTATTACTCCATTAGAGAAAAGTTTTAACTTAACTCAAAGCTCTGGTGGTTCTTTATTGTTTGACGCATCCGAGACACTAAGCAGTAGTTTCACGAAGTCTGATATAGCAAGAATTATAAGAAGTGCAGTAGCAGAAACTTCTACTGTATTTGAAAAAACTACGACCCCAAATTTAACTATGGGGTTAGAGTCGGAGATAACATCCGAGTATACCCAAAGCACATTAGCTTGTGCTACCTACTCTGGAGACAGTACACAGAACTTTCTTTTTGATCAGTCTTTAGCACCGACTGTTATAAAAGTGACTTCTGGATCAATGACTACAACTATAGATCAGTCTATGGTTGGAAATATTGTAATGCTTATACAGGGTGAACTAGACGCAAACTTAGGTCAAACATCTATCGGTGCAATGACTGTTTTCTCTAGTTCATCTCTAATATCGGTTGCTATAAAAACATCTGTAGGAGTAGCAATACTAGGTCTTGTTTCTGAAATGAGTTCTAGCTTTACCAAGTCTTCTCCACCAATAGTTGCTATTAGAGGTGGTTTGTCAGAGCAAAGCTTTACAGGTGACTTATCATCAACCCCTACTTACATTGGGGTAGGTGTTTCAGAAGTAGATTTAAATTTTACCACGAGTGGACTTCCTTCAGTTGTAAAGAGTGGAACAGGTGCTCTAGACTACAACATAACAATTTCTACCCTTGGGGAAAAACTATACGAAGACATTGACACACAAATCATACCAGAGAGCTTTACAGTAATTCCACCAAAGGGAGGGGTTTGGAGTAACGTATCTGCACCTAGTGGTGATTGGACAGTATTAGAGAGAAGAACGAACTATCCTTCAAGCCAAGAAGAATATACATCTGGACAGAGTAACAACCAACAGGGTGGTGGTTCTGGTGGTTCTGGTGGATCTGGAGGATCTGGGGGTGGTGGTGGCTACCCATAAAGATAATTAATATTGGAGAAATATAGATGAGTACTTATACAAACCTTGGCATAGAGAAAATGGTGGATGGTGCAAAAGCCAACACTTGGGGTCAAGTAACAAATACAAATTGGGATATAACTGAAGATGCTTTATCAGGAAAACATTCCATAGCTTTGTCAGATCAAAACACAACTATAGCTACTTACAATAACTCTGCCGTTGGATCAGGAAATGAAACTAGAAAATTCTTACTAGAGTTCTCTGGAACATTATCACAAGACCGAACAATAACACTCCCTACTAAAGATAAAGTATATGGAGTAAAGAACTCTACAGGTGGTGGGTTTTCTTTGGTGTTTACTTGTGGAGCAGGTGACAACGTTACGATAACAAATGGAAAGTCTGCAATCATACATACATCTGTAACAGGTGGTCATTGTGTTAACATGACAGATGTTCCAACAGATACATCTGTATCTACAGCAATATCAAAAATACCATCTTCTTGGACAAATTCTGCACAATCTATTTTTGGTCTTACAGATACTCCTAGCTCTATTGGAACGGCAGGACAGGTATTGAAAGTAAACTCTGGAGCAACAGCCTTGGAGTTCGCAGCAGATGACTCAGGATCAGGAAGTGGTGGAGACGCAGATACTCTTGATGGTCAGCAACCAAGTTATTACCTAAATTATAATAACTTTTCTAATACACCAAATCTTAGTGGCTACTTAACATCAGGTTCATTATCAGGGTATGTAGCAGCAAGTGCCGTACCTTCGGAATATGCTAGTAATTTAAATTTTGTTCAAAGTAATCCTACTGTAGGAACTATGGTTTTTGCTGCAGTTAGTCCTGCGTCTACTACAACCTATTCTTTTGGATCAACGATTGCTGGTAGTAATCTTTTACCTACAGGGGCAATTACTACATGGGGAACTTCCGTTACAAACCAAGCTATGAACTCATCATCTGCTATGTCAGGAACTTGGAAATGCTTGGGGCAAAGGCAACCACATCCTAGCAATACTTTTGCATGGACAATAAATATAGCGACACTCTGGATTAGAACTTCATAATGATTGAAATTAAAGAATTTAAAAACGCAAAGTACATCAACGAAACTTGTATTGATTGTGAGATTAACCATCCCCAACAAGGGTGGATACCTTTTACAGTTAATCCTGACGATTATGGTTCGGATGTTAATGTGCAAAAACTATATGAGGATTTAGTTAAATCGAATCCAGATCCGTATATTCCTCCAACACAAGAAGAGTTGGATGAGCTAAAAGCAATGGAAGTGCGAAGGTCGAGGGATATTCTGTTACAAGAACAAGTGGATTCTTATGTGATGAATTTTATGCGTTGGGATGAGCAACCAGAGGAAAAACAAAATAAGATTAGAGACTACAGACAAAAGCTTTTGGATGTCCCACAGCAAGAGGGATTTCCTCATAACGTAACATGGCCAGAGAAGGATTTTTAAATGTACATGAAACCAAATTTTAATATGGGTGGTGGCATACGTTCTTTACTATCGCCTTTAACAAACATGATTACGCAACATCTTGCTAAACAATCTCAAGAATCATTTAACGATAAGATTGATCCGTATATTGATCAGGTAGAAACTTTAACGACAGAAACATTTCCAGAACTAGATATGAGTTCTACAGGTGGTGGAATAGGAAACTTTCCAAGTCCGTCAATCAACGCTCCTTTGTTTCAGCCTTCCAACCCTACAGGAATACAGCCATATAGAGCATTTGGAGTACCAGCCGACAGTCCCCTTCACAAAAATGACTTATCTACTTTCGTTGATTTTGGAAATCAAATGAATCAAAAAGGCAAAAACCCAAGCTATCAAGCTACTCCACTTAACAACATTCTTGATCAGGGTATGCAAGCATTATATGGGTATAAATAATAATGGCATTAAAGAAAATAGCTATACAAGGTGGCATAGTAAAAGACGACACAGTTTACTCTTCTGAAGGGAGATGGGTAGATTCTGACAAGGTACGCTTTTACAATGGTAGAGCACAAAAGATTGGTGGTTGGGAAAAAACTATCAACGATAGCTTTGGTGGGGCAGCTAGAGCTTTGCATTCTTGGAGAGACTTTAACGATAACAGGCTTTTAGCAATAGGAACGCACACTAATATTTACATACTAAAAGATGGCATTCTTTACGACATTACTCCTGCTGATCCTTCGTTCTCTACTGTAACACTAGACTTGCAAGACACAGGATCTAACCTCTATCACCCCCTTTTAGGTGGATCTACTAATTATGGTCACATGGTTTGTTATTATCCACAAGCAAAGGATTCAACAACAAGTGTTCCTTTGGGTACTGATACACAGTATGGAGACGAAGAATATGACTATGGTTGGAGCTATGGTACATCTCCAGATATATCTGGTTCAAGTGGCACAAATGCAAGGTCAGAAGGCCCAATACTAAGATTTTACAAAGCATCACACGGAGTTCCTAGCAACGGATCAAATGGAACACCTATAGCTTACTATTTTAACAATCTTAGCGTAGGTGAGATTAGAATACCAAAACTATCTGCTACAATCGTTAATAATACAACAAACTATTTTGACATTCTTTTACCATCAACTTACGACTCTGGGACAATACTTAATTATACATCTATAGCAGGTTATGATTCTAGAGGGGTCACAGCATACTTTCTTGGATCAGATCAATACGGAGCAGGTTCTAGTTATTATATATATTCAGCCCCAGGCCCATATGTAAGTAGAATAGGTCACTTGATAACATCGATATATTGGGCTGCCCCATTTGATAGTACAGGTAGGCAGATGCAACCTTACGCAAGTCAAAACACAAGTAGTAGCTATCTGACGGCAGGGACAAGGCAAGGTTCAGGTAATGTTCTATGTCACCAAGGAACTCACAAAATAAGTTCCCAGATATCTGATGCATCTCTGGCCAATCATATGCAAGGGAATATTGTTACCGATAAAAATAACAGACCATGTGCTAGAAGGGTTGTAGTAGGTAACCACGGAATTAACTTACCAAGTACATCATCAGGTTACTATCCTGTATACCCATATCATTCTGGATGTTATGAAAGCTATCAAAACAACTACCCCCCTGCCCATATAGAAATTGTAGGAAAGACTTACGAAGGTACGTCTGTAACCGAACAAGTTTTCGTTCCTAGGGTTTTAGGACTTTCGACTGCCCCATCTGAAATGAATTATTCAGCGAATTGGTTCGCAGAGATTGATTCAATACGTTATTTTAAACTAGGATCTACAGGTGGGGGTAATTCTTCAAATCCATACAATTCAGACTACGATAATGGATGGGATTTATTAGGTTCTGTTACAGTAGGTCTATCAAGGGAGGTGCAGTCCACGGCCTACGATGCAAGCCTTACAGCCTTTCCTGCTATTTCTTCAGGGGGGACAACAGATGTTACAATAACAAAACCTGTAGAATCTGGAGAGGAGCATTCTAACTTCGCTTACGGATGGGGAACAGGTGTTTGGCAAGCAGGGTCTAGTTATACAAGGGGTTGGGGACAACCTGCTGCTACATCTAATGTTGTAGTTGATCCAAGAGTTTGGAGCTTTGATAATTTTGGTGAAGACTTAGTTTTAGCTCACAACAATGGTGCTCCTCATTATTGGGATACTTCTGGTGGTGTAGGTACGGCTGCTGTTCAAATCACAAACGCAACAAACCCAAGTACACCTCAATCAGGCAGAACCGAAGGAACGCATGGTATTGTCCCAACAAGCGTAAAGAGTATTTTCGTCACTTCTCCAGATAGGCACATTGTTTGTTTGGGAGCAGGTGATCCAATGAAGGTACGTTGGGCAAGTCAAGAAACTACAAACATTTGGACAGAGAACGTTGATACAAATACATCAGGGGGTCAGATCCTTACAGGTGGTACGTTCTTAGTGGGATATGCAAAGGTAAGAGGGCAAACGCTTTTGTTTAGCGATAAGAACGTTCATGGTATGGTTTTCCAAGGCCCACCATATACTTTCGGTTTTAAAGAACTTGGTAATAACTGTGGTCTTATTTCTCCACATGGATCAATGGCTATTCAGGGAAGATGTTATTGGATGGGATTTAAAAACTTTTTCGTCTTCGATGGTGGGGTTAAAGTTCTTCCTTCTCCTGTAGCAAAATATGTCTTTGAGGATTTCAATTATGCCGAACAATTTAAGGTTGTTACAGGGACATCTAGGGGGTACAATGAGATTTGGTGGTTTTATCCTAGTATATCTACAAACGATGAGACTACATCAACAAACGCAGCAGGTCAAAACCGAGAGAACAACCGATACGTTAAGTATAATTATTTAGAAAACGTATGGGATGTAGGAACATTTAGCAGAACAGCTTGGGAAGGTGGATCAATCTTTGAAAACGATATTTCGGCTGATGCAAATAGAGTTCTATACAGTCAAGAAGTAGGAACAACCGATGACGGATTACCTATCAATGCTTTTGTTGAAAGTGCAGACTTTGATATAGACGATGGTCAAAATATTATGTTTGTAGATAAGGCACTACCAGATGCTACGTCAACCGACAAAGAGGGTGGGACATATGATGAGACTTATAATATTACCTTTAGCTCTAGAAAAGACAGTTTAGGTGATTATACAACCAAAGGCCCATTTACTGTAAGAAATAGAGATGTAACTATCTCTGGAGTAAACTACTCCAAGACAGGAAGAATTAATCCTAGAGTGAGAGGAAGACAAATGAAAGTAAAAGTTCATTCTGATGGATTACATGATCATTGGAGATTAGGTGATCTTAGGTTAAACATGAGGCCAGATGGAGAAAGATAATGGCAACAAGTAGATTTACAGTAGCACCACTACCAAGACTATCAGAGGGAGATGATCCTACTGTATGGGCAAGTGAGTTAGTGGATGCACTAGAGCAAAACTTTGACAACTTAAGTCAAGCTGCTAATGTTGGAGATATTAATACAAAGTTCTCCACAGCAAATATAACAACAACAAAATCATTAGATGCAAGCTCAACTTCTACGGCCAACAATGCCAACGTTCTTGGGTCAGTAATTAATGCCTTGAGAGAAAAGGGAGTATTAGCATGAAGATGCCACCAAAAGGTACTAAAGGTAATCCATACGATAGCTTTGGAGACGCTATGAAGGATGGCCGTAAGGGCGAAAATGTATATGTAGGCAATATGCTTACAAAAATGGAGTACGCAGATTCTTCAAAACCTAGCCAAAAGAAAGATACTGCTAGTACGTTCTTTGACGACAATGCATCTGGTATAGTTAGAGATATTGCAACATCCCTGATGTTCCCTGTATCTATCCCTTTTACTTTAGGTAAGTACCTATTTGGTGGAGAAGATAGAGAAGGTAACAAAAGAAGTGGTATTTTTAATTTAGATAGAGATGGGGATGGTTCGCCTTATACATCTACTAAAGATGGAAAAGTAACGAACATATTTGGGCAAGAACTAAATATGGACAAGAACAGAGAAATAAAAGGCTTTTTCGATTCACTTGACGTAGATGGGGATGGTAACTTTCTCACAACAGGTGGTAGCTTTTTCTCTCCCATGACAGATGAACAAAAGGCAGATTTTCAGAAAAAGGCCTTAGAAAGCACAGGAGGAGATTCTAGTCCTACTAGCGTCTTAGATCCTAATGCTGTAGGTGTTTTACCAG